CCTCTGAACACAACTGGTACAAATGTCTTAAAGAGCTGTACTCTTATAGACCTAATACCTTCTTCGGCCCACCTACGTACTGTAAGTGGTTCTGCTACATAAGTAAGACCCAATGAAGGACCTCTCTTGCAGACTACAGCATTAGTATCTGGCTGCATAGCGATTTCAGTAGCGCCATCAAGAATCGAAGCACTAGACTGACTAACGCTAGTATAAACACAGTCTGAAACAAATACGTCAAGACCTACAATGTTCGGGATAGAACGACTTCTACCAGAAACTACTGGAGCTTCGATATTAGTTGTTATACCTGAATACTTATAGATGTCCTTAATATCAGCATGATTCATCAAGTCTAATTCAACCTGTGGGCTAATTATAAGGGTATCTGGCTGTACATGTTGCTGTGTAAGAATGTTCTTTGCAGCATTACGTAAGTCAGCTACTGGGGTAGAGCTCGCGCTTACCCAGTTTGCAGACGCTGCAACAGCAGTTGCCGAAGCACCAGCTACTATAGCATCTATGATTACCTTCTCTTCACGAAGTGCGAGAGTATCAGCTAGGAACTCAACTTCATCAGTAATAAGAGAACGACCCGCAGATACTGCTATCTTTGAGTTCTTATTCATCAGAAACTTGACTGCTCTTTCGCTAATCTTTCCACCAATCCGATATTCCTTCATGGTGAAAGTTTCCTCGTCATAACTTGTGTTAAGAAGTGTATCTTCTCCACCTTCACCTACTTCTGGAGCCATTTGCCCGTAAGCAACGTCTCCATAACTCTTGTAATAACCACTAAATTCAGGGAACGATCTTTCAGGCAAAATAGCTGTCATGAAAAGAACGCCTTGAGTTTTCTTAATGGCTATACCAGTGAGTTTTTTAGGATGTAAGTCAGCCTGTATCTCATAACCTATCATTTTTTAACTCCTTGTTTAACCATCATTGTGGGAAATATTCACAAGAATTTTTCCGAAAGCTGAGGCACTTATTGTTTCGATTGCTATACCTACGGTAGTAGCTGCACCTAAACCAGAAGCATACGTTTTAATCGCACCACTTCCAGCACATACAACTTGGTCACCGATAGTTATACCAGCACCCGAGTCAACAAGCCTAGCAATACCGCCCTGATAAACAGTAGCGATATCATTTGCTTCCCAATCAGCGTCAACATAGCCGATAATCTTCTGACTATTAGCAGTTCCCTGCTTAACAGTCAGCGCATCGAGTACGTCAACATTCTGTTCAACCACTTCACCTTCACCGATTGTTCCAGAAGCTTTGGCTTGAAATTCCCAAGGTCCCGCTACAGCAACGATATTACCTGCATACGTTTCTGAAACAGACATTGTTATTTCTCCTTCATGTTACAATTGAGAAAGTTCTAGTTATTTCTTAGAATTTTTCTCGTAATATATATCTCTAGCGTCATCTACTGGTACGCCATTATCCTTAGCATACTTTTCGATATTAGCTTCGATTTCTTCAGCACTCATTGACTCTAAGTCAACTTTGCTATCTTCGTCCTTCTTTGATTCTTGTGAGCTATGCTCATCCAAATCAACCTTTGGCTTACCTGCATTAAGAACTTCGATAAATTTACCTCTGTTCTCTTCAGAAAGACCCAGCATTAATTCCTTCATGCCTTCTTCCTGGGCGGGTAATACTTTGCCAGCGGCCTTAAGGTCAGCGAGTTCTTTGTCAACCTTAAACTGTGCTATTTCTAATTCTTTAGCCTTAACGTCATCAGACATTTTAGCCAGCTTTGTATCTTTCTCCTTTATATCAGAAGAAAGCTTAACTTCTTTTTCCATCGCTTCTTTCAAAAGCGAAGATTCCTGTACATCAGTTTTCTTTTCATCAGACATTGTATTTGTCTCCGTATCTTCGTTATCGTTTGCTAGACCAACATGCTCTTTGGCGGGGTCATGTTCGTCAGAAGCTTTATTGTCTCTTGCCTTATCATCTGAGGAGTCAGACAAAGCTTGAGAAGATGCGGTAAGGTCTTCACCGTAAACTGGTCTATCGGTATAGGGTGTTCTATATTCATAACTCTGACTCTCTACAACGCCATCAGAACTATTTTTAGTTTTAGTGTATCTCACGCTTACAGTTGAACCATACATACTAAACGATACATCTGTAGCGCCCTTAATTTTCTTACCGTTTACAGTAAGAAATGTGGTTTTAGGAGTACCTTTACTAGATATAGAAACATCTATTCCATCTGCCCAATCTATGGTTTCAATGTTTTCATCATGCTCTTCTTTATCATCTTCCTTTTTCTCTTCTTTAACTTCTTCCTTTTCTACTTTCTTAGGAGTAATGCTTATAGAGAGAGGCTCGCCATGCTCATCGTATATCTGAGCTGGCTGATGATCGTTCTCAGCATGTGCATCTATTTCGATTATTTCTCTTTTGGGAGGTTTTTTACCTATCTCTGTTTCTTCTACTTCGTAGTCCTTCATTCCTACCTCCGCTACGTCGCCATGTATGGCGGCTTCTTTAACATAAGGAAAAGCAACAGCACTAATCTCATGCAATTTGCCAGTTTCCCTATTTATGCTTACCGACCACTTTTTCATTAAACCCTTTTGCCATCTAGCAACTGCGTTATCTTCCACTAACATCAAATCAGCAAGCAAAAGCTTACCTTTACGATATAGCTTCTTAACCCAGCCTAATGTAGAGTTCCAACTATCGGAATGGTCTGCCTGCAATGGGATGTCATCTTCAGGATCAAACTGCCCTATCATATTCTTGTCTATGTATTTTTCATCGTATTTCTTATTACGATGCATACCAGTCTTAAATACGGGTATACCCTTAACCAGTAAGCCCTCTTCTGATTCAACCGTTTTTATATCTTTCCACTTAATCCTTTTTGACTTAAATAGTTCTACGACTGTTTCGTTAGAATTTTTAATAGTCTTAGCTTTAGCGTTAGCTATCCTCACTGCTCTACCCTCACAATCTGAATCACCTTTAGATTTACAATTAGCTAATGCAGCATTGGCTATAGAAACCCATGCAGCCTTCTGTGATGAGTTTAAGCCTTTTATTTTAGAATCAACATCTTTAATGGTCCAAGGCATTATTTCAACTCCTTCGGTTTCTTAGCTTTGCTTAGTTGCTTTGGTTTCCTTGGTTTCTGAAATTTAGCCACGCGGTTCTCGCTTTGTTAAACCTTCAGCTGTACTCTTTGGAGTCTTAATCTGTTGAGAACCTTTAGTTTCAGATATTTTCTTAATTTGTGTCGTAGCAGGAGGTATAGGAACCTTTTCTTTTGGTTTGCTACCAGCTAGAGTAGACGGGCCAGCTTCAGCAGCGTCACGATGAGGCAAGCTCATCATATCTCTCATGAACTGCTCATCTGCTCCTATAACACCATTCTTGACCAACAATGCAAACGTTCTAGCTAGGTTGAATAGTTCTTGCTTTGTAAGAGGTTCAAATTGAAACTCGGGATAAGATTTCTGCTCGCCGAAATTATACTCTACTAATGGCCTTATTAAATAGTTCTCTATAATACCACATATATCATTCTCTAAGTTCTTAACCATTAGAGTAAATATATCAAAATGTGTTTGTCCTAATGCGTATGACCCCGCGCCCTGACCACTATCTATAAGTAGTGCAGGAACTAACATACCCTTTAATATTTGTGCATTATGATACTTAATAGCATCAGAATAATCACCACCTGAACTACGACCTATACCAGTCTCTAGCGCAGCTATGTCCCAACCCTCTGTCTTAGCAATAGATGATTTATCTTGTAGATTGTTAAGAATGTCTACCATCTTATCCAAGTCATCAGTTGTTGGTACGGTACCTACAACAATAGGCTGGCCCCAGCGTTCTAATGCTACATTCCAAAACTTTAAAAGTGTTTCTTTAATAAACCAATTCTTATAAACTGCCCTTAGTCTGCTTCTACCATAAAAATTACCAAACTCTTTATCTTCTGTATATATAATTAACTTCTCTTTTGGTAGTGGCGTACCCTTGTTATCATCTGTATCACTTAATTTCTGTGTTACGCCCTTGAGATTACCCTTAACATCCATATCAAAACTTACAGTCATAGGATCCAATGACTTTAATCTCTTAAGACCTATCTTACCCTTATACTGGCCTTCAGGATATAACGTCCATATAATCTCAGTTACACTAAAACCGTATATGATAGCAGAGAGTATTTTAGCAAGAGAACCAGATAGACGGCTTTCTACATGCTCAAAATTATATTTTATGAACTCTACTATGTCTTGCGATGACTCAAGAGATGTTACTTTCCATTTTCTGGATAACGTAGCGAGCTTTATCAAAGAAAAGGCAGCTTTAATTTCAGAATCTGTACTTGCCATATACTTGTAGGTGTCTAATCCAATATCATCTGGATTATAAGTACCGTGACCAAGCATGTTCCAATTTTGCATCTGTTTACCTATGTCGGCAGTCATCTTACCAACAGGAGGTTTTTTTACTTCTACTTTTTTCTTAAAATTAAAAAATGCCATATCTCCGCCTAAAATGCTATGATTGAGGGTTTCTCAAAAACCTTTTCATTTACCTTGTAGGACACAGCTTCTCCTACATAACTAAAGCCTATATCGATAGACGCTAGGGTTGCAGCACTTACACATAATGCTAATGACCAAACATAATCATCATGCTTTCCAGAAACATGTTTATACCGTGGTAAACCAGTTTCTGTTGTATGTTTTTCTAACCCCATAAGTTGAGAAATCAACTCTTCGTTATCTGGTATTCTCAAACACTTCTTCTCAAACGCAATCCTAAGATTAGTAATCAACGCTTCTTTCTCATTGATACCAAATCTAACACCCTCTACTATAGAGCCAAACTTTCTTATGAGGTCTTCTTCTAGTTTAACACCAACGCCAGTAGAATCCATCTTTATTCTTTGTATCTTAAAAGTCTTAAACAGTTTAGTTATTTCTAAAAGCTGGCTTGGTAATGTAGGATCATCTGTCTCATATGGCATCCTCTTCATTTCTTTGAGATGCCTGATAACAATAAGTTTTGCTTTTGTTGTCTCTGCTATAGATACTACAGTCGAGTCAACTTTTTTAGCAAAGTCGATACCCATAAAGAATGGGTTTTGTGACTCACTAAAAAATACATTTTTAAGGTTTGAGTCTACGCATGGTTCTATAAGCGATTTCGGGAACATCGCCATATCATCAGCCATAAAATCGCAACAGTATTCCTGTCTAAAATCCATGTCATACATAGTACGACGCTGCTTCTTTACTGTCTTCTGATACTTGGGATCGGGACATTCTGTATATGGAACTCTGTGATGGCTATAATCATCATCATCAGTCCACTTTTCGTGGAATATGTTAGCCCTACCTTTAGGGGTAGATATTAAAGTAATCTTACCACCGCGCGATATAGATGGCTGTATAGCCTGGAATATCTCTCTATCTTTTAAAAAGTGAGCACTCTCATCTATATATACCCTACCAGCGTTAAATCCCCTGACAGTGTTAGGGTTATTTGGCAGTGATATTATACGTGAGCCATTTGATAGACCTATCTCTTCTTGTGTTGCTTTTGTAAAGTTTACGCTGAACTTCATTCCCCTGAATAACTTGTAACAATAATCTAAAACTCTTTTAGCACCAGATTCACCAGTAGATACCATTAGTACTGTGTGATTAGGCATTGCTAGTACTTCAAATACTGCTTCTGCTGCTATAATCCAACTGAAACCTAACTGTCTTGCTTTGTTTACTATTCTGTAAGTACTCGTATCAGATAAGAACTCTTTTTGATAAGGATATAGTGTTATAGGCTTATCTTCAAACTTGCAGAGGTTCTCAAGGAAGTATATTGTCGCTTTCCCCTTGTCCGTTATTGTCTTCTTCGGAGCTGTCATTATTCTCCTCGTTAGATTCAGCTAAGGCCTTATCTATAGTGAACTTCTGAAAGAATTTGCTTAATATCATAGATGCATCAGCTGCGTCACCCTTAAAATCTTTAATCTTCATTAATTTTTCTATAGCGGATTGCTTCTGCTGGTCAAAATATTGCCATTCTTTAGCTG